TGCAAAGCCGGCGCGAGTCTCGGGCTCTTCGATGTGATTGCGATTGGTGCGACCGATGTGAAGTGCGTGCAGGTGAAGAGCGGAACCAAGTATGTGAGTGCGCTCGAGCGTGAACAACTGCAGCTGCTGCGCGTGCCGGCGAACGTGTCGAAGGAAGTGTGGCGGTATCCGGACTACTGTCGTGCGCCACTGATTGAACGCCTGTAAATGAACCGAATCTTCAGCGAACCGCGACGAGGCGAAAGTAGTCACCGTTGCACGTCGGGGAATTGCACATCACTGCACTTTGGACTGCCGCAAACCGCCCGGGAGGCACTTAGTCGGGTGTCCAGTTGATGAAAATGCTAGGAATTTTGAGCATCGTCCCGACGTCGGGACGATTGTGATGAAACCGAAAGCAACACATCATCCGCACGTTTCGCGCGCGGAACATCGGCAGCGCGGGACGGTGCGTCCCTGTCGCGTCCGGTCGACGCCGAAGAAGAAGCGTTCGACCAAAGATAACAATGTTACAGATGACCGGCGGGACTACCTGGCGCTGCTGGACGCCTACTGCGCGGGGGTGACAGGGCAGGTCATTCCGGCGTGTCGGTGGACGCAGCTCGCGGTCGCCCGGTTCCAGCGGATGCGGGACCACGCTCCGCCAAGCGGCGGAGCGTACTCTTTGGTCAAACCTGCCCCGAGCGGGGCAGGTTATATCTGGTCGCCGGCGCACGTCGTCGACGTCTGCAGGTTCATCGAACAGCTGCCGCACGTCGAAGGCCGGTGGTCGACGGCCAATATTCGGCTCGAGCCGTGGCAGGTGTTCATCCTGGCGGCGACCTACGGGTTCCGAAAAACTTCTGTCGATTCGACAGAAGGTCGTGTAACCAAAACGTGTAATGGTAACAAAAGGTTTACACCGCCTGACGGCGGCCGCCTAGTCAACGTCGTGTTCTTCGAAGTGGCGCGGAAGAGCGCAAAGAGCACGCTGGTCGCGGCGCTCGGGCTCTACCACCTGCTGCACGAACAGGAACCCGGCGCGCAAGTCGTGTGCGGCGCGACCACCGGCAACCAGGCCCGGATTGTGTTCACCATCGCGCAGAAGTTCGTCCGTCGGTCGCTATGGCTGCGTGAGCAAGGCCTGCAAGCGTGGGCGAACGCGATTACGAGCGTCGACGGCAACATGAAGCCGATTAACGCGCGCAGCTCGACGCAGGACGGACTGAACCCGTCGTTCATCTCGCTCGATGAGAGTCATGCGCAGACGTTCGAACTGCACGACGTGCTGAAGTCGGCGCAGGGCGCCCGGCTGAACCCGATGTTGATGGCCCCAACGACGGCTGGTTACTCGATGACGTCGGTCGGCTATGCGCTGCGCGATACCGCGAAGAAGCTGCTCGAGGGTGTCGTCGAGGCGCCGCACATGTTCGCGGTGCTCTACGAGCTCGACGAGGGCGACGATTGGCGGGACGAGTCGGTGTGGGTGAAGGCGGCGCCGATGATTGGCGTGTCCCCGAGCCGCGAGTTCGTGCGGAAGTATCGGGACGATGCGCTGGCGACGCCGGGGCTCGAAGGGGAATTTCGGGTGAAGCAGTGCAACACCTGGCTCCATGCGGCGTCGACGTGGTTGTCCGTCGAAGGCTGGAACAAGTGCGCCGACCGGCAAGTTAACTTGCCAGACTTCCAACACGAACCCTGCTGGATAGGCGTCGACCTCGCTGAGCGGGATGACATCGCCGCGGTCGCACTCTGCTTCAAGCGCGGCGAGAACATCCATGTGTTCGTGCGGGGCTATCTGCCGGCGCTGGTGGTGTCGGAGCGGTCGCGGACGGTGCCGCAGTATCTCGAGTGGGTGCGGAGCGGCGAGCTGCGCACGACGCCGGGCAACATGACGGACTACAGCATCATCGAAGCGGACATCCGCGAAGACTGCGAGACGTTCGACGTCCGCGAGATTGTGATTGAACGCTACGGGGCGTTGAACCTGGCAGCGAACCTCTCGGCGTCCGGCTTGACGGTGCGGCTCGAGCAGAAGGTGGCGAAGACCTTTACGGCGCCAAGCAAAGAGCTCGAAGCGCGCATCAAGGCCGGGCAGATGCGGCATCCGGGCACGTCGTTTCTCACGTGGCAGATTTCGAACTGTTGCGTCGACCGGCGTCGCGACGGGTCGCTGCTGCCGACGAAGGATGCGCCGAACAGCGCGAACAAGATTGACGCGGTTGATGCGGTGTTGTTGGCGATGAGCGGGATGTTGACGGCGGCGACGGTGCCGGCGGCGGAACCCCGAATCTTTTTCCTCGAGGCGTGAGAGGCAACAGATTTTTCTTGTTACATCAAAAGTCTCTTCCCAACGGAGGCATCGATGCAGACAGTCACCGATGAACAGTTCGTCGCGACGCTGCAGGAGAAGTCGACGCGCGAGATGGTTGGCCAGGTGCTCGTTGCGCTCGGGCAGCTGGTGCTGCATCTCGGGATTCAGCAGGACCTGACCGACTTGAGCATCAACTTTCACGGTCGGCAAATGCGGTTGGACATCGCGACGATTGATGCGAGCGGTGAGCATCTCGCCGAGTGGCTGTTGGCGTTGAACTGCGATGTGCGGACGCCGGGATTCGGCGAGCGGCTGCAGTTGCCGGACGTCGGGCCGGTGCAGTGAATTTCTCGCTCCATGGAGCAAAAAACCGCACGGCGGGCAGTTTTTGAAAGGTGGCCAATGGCTACCTTTTGCGGCCGATGGTTCGCCGAGCCAGCCGATAGTCTCCACCGGTTCCCCGAATCGGGAGATGCGACGGATAACCCCTAGCAGATCTGCAAGGGGTTTCGAGGTGGACCGATGGAGATTCAAGCGTTCCTCACCGCGACCGAGAAGATTCCGCTCTCAGACTTGACGTCCCTGGCGGCCACGCGCGCCGCATTTGGCGACGACGTGCTCGCCGCCATGAAGACCCAGGTCGAACTGCGGTCGAGTGCGGCGCAGACCGTGCTCGACGAAGCGACCAAGGCGAACCGCGACACGCTGCTCGCCAGTGAACAACGCAGCTATGACGCGAGCATCCGCGAACGAGATGCCGTGCTCGGGCTGCTGCGGAACATCGAACAGCGCACCGACGAGAAGAAGTTCGTGCCGGCGTCGCAACATGCTGCCCCGGGGGCAGCATCAAAGCGCGGGACGCTGTTCGGCATCGAGCTGCGCGCCCTCGCTGGCGGCAGTGGTGCCGGACAAGTCATCTCGCCGGACCAGTGGGGACCAGGCTTCTACGACCTGCTCGCCGCGCAGTCGGTGGCGCTCCGCTCCGGGGTGCGCACCATTCGCACTGACCGCGATGCGATTCACATTCCGCACGTCGTCGCCGACCCCGCGGCGAACTGGACGGCGGAAGGCGCGCCGATTACCGCCACCGACCCGAATTACGAGGACATCGTCGCGACGCCGCGCAAAGTGGCGACCCTCACCGCCATCAGCAACGAGCTCATCGCCGACAGCAATCCGGATGTGGTCACGCTGCTCTCGATGCAGGTCGCGCGGGCACTGGCGCTGAAATACGACCTCGGGTTCTTCGAAGGCTCGGGCACCCCGCCGGAAATCAAAGGGCTGAAGAACGTCACCGGCATCACGCTGGATGCCACGCTCGCCGCGGCGCCGGCGAACCTCGATGTGTTCGCGGCGGCGATTGCCACGCTCGCGACCTACAACGCGACGGCGACGGCGATTGTGATGCATCCGCGGACGTGGGGCACGCTCATCAAGCTGAAGGAAGGCACGGCGAACAACAACAAGCCCTTGCTGCAGCAGCAGGCCGGCAGTGCCGGTGCGCCGGTCTCGAACAGCATCTACGGCGTGCCGGTGTATCTCTCGTCGCAGCTCTCCATCACCGAAGGTGCCGGCGCCGAGTCGAGCGCCTACGTGTATGACGCGTCGCAACTGGTCGCCGTGTTCCGGTCGGACACGACCGTCGTGCTCGACCGCTCGCGGCTGTTCAACAGTGACCAAAGCGAGTTGCGCGCGATTTTGCGGGCGGACATGAGCTGCCCGAATCCGAAAAGCGTTGTCCGAATTTCGAAGTTTATTTGAGGGTCGCAACGGGGGAACCGAACCCACAGGCCGTCTCTCGCATTCAGGGCATCACGTAGTCGAGTCGGTCTGCACTCGTTCGTAGGGCATTCACGAACGAGTGCAGATGCTCTCTCCCAGGACCGTCTATGACGAATCCGCTTCGCTGGTTATCGCGCCGCGCGCTGCTGCCGGCCGTCCGCGACATCTTCGTGCCGTGGGTGCCGGCCGCCGGCGTCAGTGTCGATGCCGCGACCGCGGTCACCTGCCCGGCCGTGTTCGCCTGCTGCCAGGTCCTCAGCCAGGACACCGCGCGGACGCCCATCAAGCTGCGGCAGAAGGACGGTGACACGTTCATCGATGCCGTCAGCCATCCGCTCTACGAAATCCTCCACGACCTCGCGAACCCGGAGATGACCGCCTATCAGTTCAAGGCCTACATGGAGTGGAACCTGCTCGTCTACGGGCGCGCCTATGCGGAGGTCGTGCGCGTCGACGGGCGGGTGACGGCGCTCTGGCCGCTCGACCCGTTGCTGATGTATGTCGACCGCGACCGCAACCGCGTCAAGCGCTGGACCTACAGCGTCGGCCCGTATGCACACGACCGGCCGGGCATCTACACCTGGTTGTTCAATGCGAGCGCGCCGCCCGTGTTCGAGCTGACCAGTGAATCGCCGATTGTCCGCTGCCAGGATTTAATCAGCACGGCGCTGGCGTTGCAGCAGTATGTCGGACGGTTCTTCGTCAACGGCGCGCGGCCAAGCGGCATCCTCAAGGCCGCCGGTAGCATCTCCGACACCACGGCGCAGCGGTTGCGCGATACCTGGGCGACGACGTATGGCGGCGCAGCGAATGCGTTCCGGACTGCGGTCTTGGATGGTGGCATTGAGTTTCAGTCGATTTCGCAGCAGAACGACCAGGCGCAGTTGAACGAGATGCTGATGGCTGTCGGCCATCAGATTGCGGGCTGCTTCCGCGTGCCGACGTGGAAGATTGGCGACCTCTCGAAGTCGACCTACTCGAACATGGAAGCCGGCGAGCTCTCATATGTCACTGGCAGCTTGGATCCGATTTTCCAGTGCTGGGAAGAAGCGATTCGACGCGACCTGTTGACCACGCGGCAATACGGGGCGTTTGATGTGCAGTTCGACCGGAGCGCGCTCATACGGAATGACCTCAAGACCATCAACGCGAGTCTCGCGCAGGGCATTCAGAACGGGTTCCTCTCGCAGAACGACGCGCGCAAGGCGCTCGGGTTGAATCCGATTCCGAACGGCGACACCTACTTGGTGAACTCCGCGTTGCAACCGGTCGGTGCGCCGAAGGAGGTGCCCGGTGTCGCGTGAATCTGAGAAATCGCCAAATGGCGATTCGGCGAAATTGCCCATGGGCAATTCTGCGAAATTTACCATGGTAAATTCTTCGCACATCGACCTCGAGCGGCGCGCCGTCGTGGAGCTCCGTGCCGACCGGCAGCGCATCGTCGGGCACGCCCTCGTCTTCGATACTCGCTCGCGCGACCTCGGCGGGTTCGTCGAAGTCGTGCGACGTCAGGCGATTTCTGAGACATGCATGTCTCAGAACGATGTCGTCGCGTTGTTCAACCATGACCCCGGCGCGGTGCTCGGCCGCACACCGCAGACCTTGCAGCTCACCACCGACACCCGCGGCCTCGCGTTCGTGCTCGACCCGGCACCGACCCAGGCCGGCCGCGATGCCTTCGAACTGGTCAAACGCGGCGACATCACCGGCGCCTCCTTCGGGTTCACTACTACGAAAGATGCCTGGTCTCGCGACGGCGACGTGATGGTCCGCGAACTGCTCGACATCACCATCGCGGAGATTTCGTTGACGGCGTTCCCGGCGTATCAGCAGACCGATGTCTCAGTCGCGCAGCGGTCGCTTGGTCATTTCAATGACCAGTTAACTGGTCACCATGCATATTTAAATATGCGGTCAGTGCACTGGCTGCGGCTGCAGGCGAGGGCGCGATGACCGAACACGACCTCATCGAACAACTACGCGTTGCCGTCGTCGGCCCCATGCGGGAACTCTTCGACAAGGTCATCACCGTGCTCGAGCAGCAGAACGCCCGCCTCGAGGTGCTGGAGCTCGAACGGGCCTTCCGGCGCGACGAATCTACGACGCCTGCACCAGACGGAGAACCACAATGACCGGGTTTACCGACCAGGCACGGAACGATGCTATCTGTGCCCGACGGGACGCAGGCGAATCCATCGCTTCGCT